CTCCATCATATTGATAATTATAAGGTTTTCCATCTCCATAAGCAGACAATACATTAGGGTCTTCTTTTGACAAATCTAATGCTGTTAATAATTTACTACCAGACAAAACATCAAAAGCCTTTTGACTAAATGAATCCATCCCTTTCATAGACCCATTAGAATCCATTGCCCTTTTTAAATTATCTATACTAGCAAGTAAGTCTTTTCTATTTCGTATTCTATCCAGAGTTAAATCTTTTAATATCATATTCTGTAATCCTGGCCCATCTGGTTTAAATGCTCCATGAGATGTTCCTAAAAATCCCGCTCCTCCAGCATCAGACCAAGGCATATGATCAGTCTTATCTGCTAAACCAACATATGCTGGAACAGATGGATCAACAGACCCTTGGATTCGTGAGACTATTGCTCCGATAGAAGGTCTTCCTCCAATACTTTTTAGATTATCAGGAGTCCAACCAGACATACACTGAAAAGCAGCATGATCACCATGACAACCAATGATAGATCGCACGATAGCACACTTGTCCATCCTTTGGGCTAACTGTGGAAAAACTTCACAAATTTCAATTCCATCAACATTAGTTTTGATAGGATCAAATTCTCCCCTAATCTCAGACGGAGCATCTGGTTTTAAATCCCATAAGTCTTGATGAGGTGGCCCACCAGCTAAAAAGATATTGATTAAAGATTTATGTTTTTTGCCAGAAGACTCTTGTGCTTTTAATATTTGGGGCAAAGATAATCCCCCTAAACCAAAAGATAATCCACCTATTGAGAGAAAATCTCTTCTAGCTAGCTTATTACAGATGCCATATTGTTCCCCGAAAATAGAAAACATAGCTTCTCCTTATTTATATGGCCTATCTAATATCTTTTGATAATATTCTTTACAATCTTCATTTACACCAGTATTCCAACTCTTAAAATCCATTAAATGACCAAATAGAATGTGGCAAGGATCAGCACACAAGGTCATAAGGTTGTCGGGGTCTAATTCTTTAGAGGGGTCTACATGTACTGGGACTATATGATGAACTTCTAATTTTTTAGATTTTCCACAAGCTGCACATACAGGATTTAAAATAAGATGATTTTTACGAACAGTTTGCCACTTGGGCGATCTTGTAGCGAACCTAATATTTTTATTAAAGAACATATAAATAATATCTTACTATAATATTTTTGCTGCTATCAAACATCCCCTAGCAACTGAATGAAGAGGGTCTGAGGCATGTTTAACTTCTTTAATTTCAAGGGGAAAATTATTTTCTAATAGTTTTTTATTAAATATCTTTATATACCCTTTTGCTAATGATGTTCTACCAGCGACTATTATTGTTAATGGCTCTTTAAATTTTGGCAAAGACTTATGGTTTGATAGAGCAGAACTTAATTGTTTTGTGGTATAATCAATCAATCTCTCATAATAAGAAGACACTGCTGAAAGAACAGGATTCGTATTAGGCATACCTATTTCAAAATCCCCACCCTCTTTTTCCACCTGAACAACACTGTCTGTTTCTCCTGTTGCCACAGAACTCATTCTATCCACCCAATCTCCTGATTTTGTTGTGGAGAACATAACAGTTGGCTCACCATTTAACATAACACAAATATTTGTCATCCCTGCACCACAACTAATTGCTATTCCAGTATAATTCATTTGTTCTAATTCAGAATAACATAAAGCCTCTGCCTCATTTATAGATCGGGCATCGTATCCACATTCTGCTAGCACAGTCTTAATTACATCTTCATGGTATCCAATATCAAAATCATCATCCTCTTGATCTATTGGTTGTGCAGGTACACAGAAGACTAATTTTTCTTTTTTCTCTGATGCTTTACCAGCAACTTCTTTTAATATAAAAGCTAAAACCTTTTTACCATCTTTTTCTTTTGCAGATACTACACCTCGATACATGGGTCTTTTTGCAGTATCATTTCTCTCAATAGCTTTTTCTATAGCATCTTTTCCCAACAATATAAATGATCCATCTTTATCTTTAATAAATACTTTTCCAGCCAATCCTTTCTCTATCATTTTTGATGCTACAGGAGTTGTTGGCTTAATAATATAGAAAGCATCTCTAAAATCTGTGTACTCGATACCATTCTCTGTTTCTCTAGAGAGTACAATATAGCTTGTTCCAACATCTATTCCAATCATATCAAGTACCCTCTTTCATATTTTTTAAACGATTAACAGAATCACTAATATTGTCTGATACATGACTTACGTCGCCCATAGTGTCATATTTTTTTTCCATATCATCTGTTTTAAGATCAATAACAACAGTGCTAGAATCAATAGATATTTTTGTTTCTTCTTTAGTATTATTTACTTTATTCCCTTTAGAAAAAAAACTATCTAATTTATTACTACTTATTTTTACACCGTCCCCAGAATACATACGGCCAATAATATATCCTGCAAGATATGTCAAAACAAACAAAAGAAGAAGAATTAGATTTTCTTTATTACTAGACATCTTTGGTGATCATCCTTCCTTTTTGAGTTTTTAAAACAAAACCAAGTCTTACTAGATATGGTTCTATGCTATTTTCTATTGTTTCTATAGCAATGCCAGTTAAAGAAGAAATACTTTTTATACCAAGAGGGGTTCCCTTATGTTTTTCTAATACTTGCATATACATTCTATCATAAATATCTAGCCCAAGACTATCAATCCCTTGAGTATTAAATATTTCATCAATATTCATTTTTTTATCTTTATAATAAGATACACAACTTTTATACCATTGAAGCCTAGCATTAAGGATTCTAGGTGTTCCTTTACTTCTTTTTGCTATTTCTAATAATTCATCATCATTAAGGGCCACGCCAAGTCTCTGACTATTCGACCTTGCCAGTTTAGCTAACTCATCTAGGGTATAAAAAGAAAGATGTTCTTTTATTTGAAACCTATCATAAAAAGGCTGACTTAAACTTCCCCCGCTAGTTGTGGCTCCTATCAATGTAAATTGTGGAATATTTATTTTTTCAAAACTACTATCTGAACTAATATTTATAACAAAGTCTTCCATGATAGGATATAGAAACTCTTCAACTATTTTTGTTAGTCTATGAATTTCATCTATAAATAAAACTGCCTTAGAAGATAGTCCTAATAAATATGGGATTATATTTTTAACGCTTCTCAGAGTTGCCCCATTAGCAACAAGAATAGGAACCCCCAACTCATTTGCTATGGCACAGGCCATAGTGGTCTTTCCTAGCCCCGGTGGCCCATCTATTAAAAGATGAGGCATGGATGCGGCTTCATTTTTAAAACCATGTATACTTATCTTTAGACGATTAATAACATCGGATTGACCAATTATATCTTCAAATCTAGAAGGTCTAAAGACCATTTGTTTTTTCCGTATTTCTTAAAGAGAGGAGAACACCCTTTACTATCCAAGCAGGAGGGTCGCCGGGATATTCTGAATATATTTTTTTTACCAAAACAGAAGATTCTTTTTTTGTGAATCCATAATTACTCAAGAGCATTACGCATTCTTCTAATATGTTTTCTGGAACATCTATCTGCTGGACTACAGGAGTTTTATTTTCTATTATCTTTTCTTGTTTTTGATAAACAGGCATATGTGAAGCAGGAATAACAAGTTTTTCTTTTTTCAAAACAGCATAAGAAAGTTTAAACTTATTAATTTGAACAGGACTAAATGTTGTTTTACAAGAACAAACAACTTTAAAATTTTTTGTTTTAGCTTCTCTAAAAGCTAACCAATGATGTTGATCGCATGTTGGACATTTATACTTTAGATGAATGTCATGCTCAATCGGTTTCTGTCTCTTGACTATCTTCTTTTTTTTCATTAGAATGTTTCTCTTTTTCTTTTACCCAAAATACAAAATCATTTTTTTCACTATCAAAAGCGGTTTCTATTAGTCCTTCTGATGATAATTTCGCAAGTATATTGCTAACCATTCTAGCATTTAGCTCTTCCAATATTTTCTTAAACGCTTTATTCGTTACTGTAAATTCTATGTCCCCATCTTTTGATAATCGTTTTTTTATTCCCGCAGTGACTATTTGCACTGTCTCTTTAGCAGGAAGAAGTCTTTCCATTTCTTTTTTATCTTTGAGTTTTTGTTTGGACATTAACTCCGTAAAATCATCTCCTGCTCTGTCGTTACTGTCTCCAAAAGTTTCAAAGACCATGAATCTAGTATGCTTTATAAATATTTTTAGATCATTAATTCTATACCATTCTGATTTCATCGCTAACTCCTTCGTGATATTTAGTCACTATTAATCTAACATCTGATTGAATCATATATTCAGTAATTAGATTGTGGGATTGTGAATAATACTCTTTTATATGTTTTGGAAATACTCCTTTATCTACGCTCTGTGAACAAAAAATACGGGCTTGTTCATAAGTATCAAATCTATGGTAATTGTCGGTTAATACTATAAAATATGTTTTCATTTGAGTTTTAATTAAGTATGTCAAACATTCCTTTATAGTAGCTGGGCTGTCTAACAAAGTATCCAGCATGTTTTTGTAGATGGTTAATATATTCATGTTTAAATGGATCAAATATGGTTTTGTAAATACCGTCTCCATACTGATTGTTCCCCATATACAGGGGAGCTTTTACTTCCCCCATATAAGAGAACATATCAGTCATAGGAAAAGAAACACATTGTGATGAAGAACCAATTTCTTTCCAGAGAGATTTTAATGTTTTTGATAGATTTTTATACATATCTACATCAATTTTAAATGAATATTTATCTTCTGGATTTTCCATTGATTATCTCACAAATACTGGTTGTTGTCATAGTCTTCTACATCATCATCATCTTCGTCCTCTTCATCCTCTTCATCCTCTTCATCTTTCCAACTCCAATCATACTCTGAAGTATCATAGTCATCCTCATCCTCATCCTCAGAATCGTACTCCGAAGAATACAATGGCTTCAATAGCTCTCCTTCATATTCACCCACAACTTCATAAGAGCAAGTGCGAAGTTTTTGATGATTGCTATCTGTGGGTACACTAACAGCATCCTTCGGATTGATCTTAACTATAACGATCTTGTCTCCAGCTTCTAAAGAACCATATCCACAAACATAATCTAAAGCCCCAACATGAAGACCAGCAGAA